CGAGGAGAAGATGGGGTGGAGGAGGTGAACCCTCACAGCGGCAGTCTGGCGGATTGTGCTGTCAACAAAAACAGTTGCACCCCAAGTTTTTATTTAGCCACATTCAATGTGACATTCTCATAGATAGTCTGGAAGTCGCTCTGCTCTGCAACTTCTTCCTCATAGTTGCGCTTGTGGTAAACTTTCGCAAGTTTACGACTCAACTTTTTTGGAATCTCACATTCGTCTTGCATTTTCTCAAGGATCTCTTTAATAAGATCGCGCTCTGCTTCAATGCGAGTAAGTGAGTTTGAGATTTCTTGAAGGCATCCCAGAACCTTTGCTTTATCAAGTGCCATGATTATTCTCCGAATGTCGAACTTGCGGCTTCGATTGCGATGAAGTAAGTAATGTCAACAGTCTTGTGCTTAAATCGAGAAAGACCTTTCTTAGCAATCGCAACATCATACGAACCATCAAGCAACTTGAAGTTTTCGACTTTCATTACAACCTTAAATTCCTTGCCATTCTCGACTGTTCCAATCTCAACCTTGGACTGGTCAGCAGAATCATCCTTCACATCTGTAGCAATGAAGTTAATAGTAGATCCGTCGCTTTCAAACACAAAGTTCGGCGAACCAGAGATGCCAGCACTCTTGCGCATCCAGTCAAGATCTTCTTGCGAAAGACTGAATGAACAATCAGGCTCGCCAAATGTGATTGGCTTTTCTGGTGGAGTTACAATAACCTTTGGCGAACAATACTTAATATAGTCCGACTTCTTGTTTGCATTGATGTTAATCTTATCATCATCAAACGACAAGTCAGCATCCTTGTAAAGAGAAATCTTTGCCAAGAGTTTATTCAAGTCATAAAGAGCGAACTCTTTCGGGAAATTCTCACTTACATTTGCTTCAACGAAGATTGTTTTAAGTGGGGAAATTGTTTTCAAAGTATTGCCAGACTTGAACTGCAAACTTTGATTAATGCCTGAAAAGTTTTTCAGGACTTGCACAGTATCATCAGAAAGTTTCATAATTAAACGACCTCATTTGCTTCAACACGACTATTATATAACATATCAACGATTTTATCAACCCTTGTGGTCAATGTACTTAAATCACAATTATTATCCATCACAATATCATAATGTGACCCAATCCAAGCCCATTCACTGTAATGTACTTCTGGATATGCATTGCGCATTATTTCTTGTTTATTGTTTAGATTGCATTCATGAGCAAGTGAATACCATTCAGGATCTTCACCACGGCGAACGCGAATAACTTTGCCACCAGACTTTACAATTGCATTAATCTCGTTTGGAAAACGAACATCAGCAATCACATAGTTATTGTAAGGAGCCTGTTCGCAACGACGCAACACAGTATGAACCCAGAGGTCAGGGTGAAATACATCACGACCTGCCTCTGTACCCATTAGTTGGAGTGCTAATCTTGGTGAGAACTCACGACCGAGTTTTTCTGACCACCATACATCTGGTTGTTCGCGCCATGCTCGGGATTCTAAAGTATCACCCTCAAGCATGGCACGATCCCAACCAAAGATATTAGCACAAGCATCTTTGACACTATTTGCAAAACTTTCTTTGAAGAATCCATGACGATATACAAAGAGATCTGCAACTGTGCCTTTCCCTGCTCCAATTTGACCAACCAAACCTACAATCATAAAATATTAAAGTGTTCCAACCCAGTTAGCAACAGCTGGCATATCACCAGTGAATGCATAGGTCCCAATGTGATGTGTCTTCATCCATGGGCAGAGCCAAATCTCACCACCCAAACGACGCCACCACTGGCAGAACATATAGTCTTCAGACAAGTAACGATCAGAGCCGAAGCCACCGTTTTCCTTGCTGTCAATAACTGTATCAAAGTATGCATGAATGTAACGCGAACCGTCGAAGTTTGCTTGACCAGCATGGTCTGGCTTGTAACGAAGTTGAGGATAGGCTTCACGGAACTTGTCGAACACATGACGTCTGACCATCATAAGCCCAGTGCCAATCTCAAGAACTTCAATTGGCTCAGCAACTGAGAACTTTTCAGTACCAGGTGCAGGATTGAACACAAAGTCGCCAGCAACCTTTTCCAATTCACCAGCATCGATATCTGGGTGTTTCTTCACTGCTTCTTTTACAGAGTTCCACTTAATAGACTTCTTTGGATATGGTCCACCGATAACATCCTTTTCGAGAGCAAGGAGTGCAATCACATCTCGTGGATCAAAATGAATATCAGCATCTATGAACAATAGATGCGTGAAATCTTCTGCGCGAAGAAATTCATCTACGAGATAATTACGTGCTCTAGTGATTAGCGATTCATTAAAGATGAAAGAATAACGCACTTCAATACCATATTGAGCACAAACAGTTTGAAGGTCTAGGCAAGACTTTACAAACATACCATGCGACATACCGCCATACATTGGCGTTGCTACGAACAATTTATGTTTTCGTAGTTCTTCTACTTTTACTTCTAATTGCATATTAACTCCAGAGTAAAAAATTCAAATCACATATTATATAGTTAACCAAACATAGCATCTAGCGTTGAAGATGCATTAAGTTTTTCTTCAAACCCAAAATGATCACACCAAACTGAATCAACTGTGTTATCTAAATTGCTATCATACTTGCCAAGTTCAGCGCCAGCAACTCCATTCGCAAGTTCAATGTATTCGTTAGCAATATTCTTGCGATCAAATTGTTGAATAATTTTGAAGTTGTTATCAACGATTTTATTATACTCAGCCTCACTCATGTTTAGCCAATTGTTAATTAGATCTCCAAACTGTTTGGGAGTAGCATTCCATGGAATCATCAAGTAGTTGACTCCTGGTTTGAAGAACCCGTTACCTTCTTCATTACCAGAGATCCCAAGGTTACGAGCAATGGGAACAACACCGCGTCGCATAGCGTCAACAACTACACGGTTAAAATGTTCACCATAAGTTCTAGACCATGATGGATCTAACAAACATTTCACTTCATCTAAGATCTCATCACGCTTTTGCTCTGACACAAATCCAATATAATCCATACCATTGTTTAGTGCGTTTGTCCAAATAGGTTTGTTGATTCTATCAGGAGTTGCTTGTGGGTCACGGTCAACTGTGCAATAATATTCTGGCTTACACTTATCCTTCGAAGCCATGTACGCACGCTCAATACCATCACCAGCAACAATTACCTTGCCATTAATGTATGGAGCTGCAGCGACCAAATCATCAACACGCTTCCATCGTTTGAATGTTTGAAGAGAGAAGATCTCATTTTTACGACTATTAAATGGCGTTGGTGTTACTGTATTGATTTCTTGTGGATTCAAAATTAATTTTCGCGGAATTTCCATAACACCAGCTTGATTGTATGCGCTCGGGTGTACGCATGCGAGACCAGCAATATGCTTACGAAGATGATGAATCCAAGGATAGTTCTTACGAAGATTACCATCATGTACGATGATGACATGCTTCGCGTTTACTTCCGTAAACATCTTCAACCATGATTGCTTTTTCTCAGAATCCTGACACTTAAATCCAAAAATTGACTGCCAAACAACAATGTCATATGAGTTAGCAAGTTTTACAAATCGATTTACATCTTCGTCATTAATGAATGACAGATACTCACCGCGCCATCCTTTTCCTTGATGGACTGGAAGCCCAGTTCCAACACCAATGTCATAGCCAGCCTTATCATAATCCTCAGAAAACTTGCCACCAGATTTAGTACTGCGTAGATATACAAATTTGGTCTCATGACCAAGATCTTTAAATCCAGCAATCAATTGCTCGGTGTGAGATATAATTCCACCGAAGTTATTAAAATCATGAACAACAGTTAGTATTTTCATAAATTATCCAAACAAATCTTCTAGGGTACATACTTTATCATACGCTTCTGGGTGGTATTTGGCAACCATTTCTCGCCCACCATTTTTCTCAAGGTAATCATGCCATTCTTGTTTATCCCACATTCCTGGACTAATTCCGTTCCATAATCTGCGTTGGAATGGGTGCTCTTTGTTTTTTCGACGGAACTCAACATAATTAAATCGATGATCTTCATACTCTTTGCTTCCAAGTTCAAGCATCTTTTCACGCAAGTAACACACAAGACTTATGCGCTCTGCAGTTTCATCTTGGAGTTCAATGGGTGTATTGCCATGAATGTACTCATGATTATTTACAAGCAACAAGTCACCTGGTCGAACATTAATTGCGATACGAACTTCAGGAAGAATGAGATATCCACCCGTATAGTTACCATTGTTAGATAAAACAAGAAGATTACTCAAACCCTCAGTAAAGTCACCAGCATCACGATGCGCTGCAGTTCGGAATGTCTTGTTTACTGTAACTGTAGTAAACACAGTTCCTGGAACCAGGAATGCTGGGTCAATTTTATCAGCCGATGCGCGTTGAGCTGCATGTTTTGTTGGTACCAGTTCTCTGAATCCCTTGTCTAGTGTTTGAAGAAACGGAAAACCCATCTGAAACTTGTCGTAATGATTTTGTGTATAAGAAGTAGCACGACCGTAAGGAATCCGAGGATAACGATCAAACCATCCAGCAATACCTGAATTGACGACATTAGCATATGTCGTATCGGAGATGTATGTTTCTTCAATGTCATTTGCTTCTTCCCTGCGCTTTTTGATTGGCATTTTGACAACTTTTTTAAGCCAAGTTTCAAAATTAAAATTATCTTCTTTGACTTTTGCACTCAACCAAACTAGACCGCGTGAAGAATCTTCTGTTGC